ATGATAAAGGTTGTCCATGTACATTTGATCTACGAGAAGAAGAACTACTATTTCGGCTCGATTTCGGCCATCTTTGACGTGCTTTCGGAGGAAGAGGTAGGCATTACCAAAAATAGCCTTCTGCACGCCGGTATGACTGATGGAAGTTGTAAGATCACCAAACGGGCTATGATCATTCAATCGCACCTAATAAGGATTGCTAAATAGTTGTTTTAATAGCATTTAATACTTATTTGAACGATTTTTGTTTGAATAGCGGATTTCCCGCCGTCTTTGAACGGTCGGAAATGCCGCTTTTTTCATGTTGGCTGTGCACTTGGTTGTGCGTTTGGCTGTGCATTTTTGAGCTTGCAAAAACGAAACATGCCGTTTGGTTGTGCATTTGGTTGTGCATTTTACTATCGTTTTTTATGCGATTAGAGTATGCAAGACTCCTTTTTAATGGTTGTATTTTTCGTTTTCGGTATTATTAGAGTATAGAAGTGTATTTGTGTAAATATTTATTTGTCCCTATATATTTTATGCTATATTTTTGCATATTAGACTATTACATATTTTTACCCTGTCAATCCGTTTTACAGTTCGTTTATTCCTCCAATTGTATATCATCTTTATGCTTTCAGACGATTAAAACAATCTGTGCATACTTCCCAGCACCGCATACACCTTGCGGATCATCTCAACAGGAATCTCCTGTTCGGCATATTCGGGGCTTTTGTTGGTAGGGATCAGGCGGACAAATCCTTTTTGATCGGCCATGCGGATACGCTTAACCGTACGGTAGTCTTCTGTGATGATGCCGTAAATCTCTCCTGCCGGAAGATACTGAATCGGCGAGTGCATCTCCTTCATGGCGATGAAGTCTCCGTTGTTTAGTTCCGGTTCCATTGAGTGCCCAGTTATGTTACACCAGATGACACCCTCTTTGTTATAAGGTGCGAAATTGATATAATAGTCCGGATTACGGGTCTGGTCGTTCAATACCAAATCAAAACCTCCGATAAAGTCTACATTATAGTAAGGTGCGCCCTTATATTCGTAATTTACTTCCGGTAGGACCTCTTCTTTCCCCGCTTCCTTGTCGCCCATCAGCGATACTTCCTCGCTTTTCAGCATGGAACCACGACCTGTAAGAAGCCAGTCCGGGTTAATAAAGTCACACTTTGTGTATAAAAGTTCTGCGTCAAAAGTGTTTCTTGAATACCAATTTGACACAGCCTGTGATGAAATACCTAAAAAACGGGCAAATTCTGAATTCTTATTCATGTTTAGATGTCTTTTTATAACATCCAGCATCGCCCCTTTTGTTAAAAGCGAAACTTTTTGTGTCATTTCCTTTCGGTTTATTTTGTTATATGAAACAAAGTGTGTAATATTGCAGCGTATTCAGAATATGAACACGCCTCAAAGATATAAAAAGGCGGTCATATAAACGAATATTAGAAGTGAAACTTAAAAAGAGCAAAGGATATGAATGACGAGATTAAGGAATGGCAAGTACAGAACAACAGATTAAAGGTTGCGAACTTGTTGATGTTGGACGGTGTGAGTTTTAGCTATAACAAAGAGAATGGCATTGTGTTTTCCGCTCCGGATTCTTACGTCAAGAAAATGATTCATACCCTGAGAAACTGCTACGGATGTAGCACGAAACCGATTATAAACGAATATAAATAAAAACAATGAAGGCAAAAGTGATTATCGCTCAGGCGACAGCAGAAACAGTCGGATTTCTTTACGAACTGGTTAAGAGAATGGCAGAGAAAACGGCTATCAAGGCTTATCCGAGTGTGGACTATCAAGCCGTGTTTTTCCCAGTAGATAAACACGACCTGTCTTTTGTGAAGCAGGTATTGGCAGATAGGAACTTTTCTTTTAAGGTGGAAAATGCTGAATAATAACAATAAATATGAAATTATGACACAAAAAGAATTTGAAGAGAGAACAGGGATCGTACCGACACCGGAAGATTTTGAGTACATCCATGAAGTGTATATGAATACATCAATGGATAAAGACGCATTTTGCAAAGAGTTCAAGAAGCATGGAGAAAGCCAAATTATCCGAGATATCTATATACGGGTAGTGAACTGTAATGTGAAATTGAATCGGCAAAAGGAAGTTACAAATGAACTTGCCGACTTCCTGATTGGTAAAGCACATGCTTATGACGATACAGACTTCCGCAAACAAGCTGTGAAACTGGTTGGGGAGGTGGAAGTGGTCAAGCGAACAATTGAATTGGGGCTTTCACTTTGGGATGAAGACCGGAAGTGTATTCTTTCAATGATTCACGAACAAAGCAAATAGGTTTCCGGATAACCGACAGCCCGGAAAGACGGGCGGGCGATTAGTTCAGTCAGGTAGAACAGGCGAAACTTACCCATAGAAGCCATTGTCCCCGGTTCGAATCCGGGATCGCCCACGGTGATAACATTAAACAATAAATGATATGAAAGCGATTAGAGTTTCAGTGAATTTTCGCGAATGGTCGAAAGTGGATGGCTTTTTAGGCCGGTTCAAGGGGGAAGAAGACACTTTCATCTACCAAGTGGAAAACGTGACGTTTATTGCCGTGTTTGGCGGTGAGTGTGCGATGTCTTACTTCAAGGCTGAATTGGCCAAAGCGTTTGATGAAGAAATCCTTATTGTAGAACTCAGATAATATAACAATGAAGAAACGAATAGTAGTGGATCATGGAGAAGTAAAGCGGATCGCCTTGCTGATGAATTGTACTTACGAAATGGTGTCGCATTCGCTGGCTTACCGAAAGGATACCAAGTTGGCGAAGGCGATCCGGAAAATGGCTTTGATGCGCGGAGGCGTCGAAGTAGGTGACGAACCGATAAACAACAGGAATCATGGAAGCGAATTGGTTGAAAGCGTTTAGCGGTGAGATCGCCTGGTGGCGCAGCCTTACCGGGAAAGAGAAACTATATACCGTTTACTTCCTGCTGAGTTTTACCTTGTTGGTTGGAATGGTGGATTGTAATCCGGTATGGGTGATGTTTTTGGTCGTGTTGAACTTTGGCAACTCTGCACGGCTGGTAAAAAGAGTGCCGATCGATAAACTGGAAGATTATTAACCGGTAAAACAATCGGGAATGGAATATTACAATAAAATATTGTGCGTGACATACGAAGAACTGACATCCGGGGATGATCCGGTGATCAAGCCCAACACGCTTTACAGCAATGTCCACCGGGGAAATATCCAATGCGTCAACCGTGGCGGCGGCGAGGGGAACCACGCCCTGTACGTCTATTCCTCCCTTCCCCCCAAATACCAACAACGTTTTGTCGCCAAGTATGGCGAACCCGAAGAGATCATGAGAAGAGAGATACTGCGCGGACGTGTCCGCAAAGATGAGAAGGCGGAGGACTTCTTCGAGAAGCACCGCTACGACAAGAACGGCGAGCTGGTACCGCTTCCGGAGCCGACGATCACGGCCTATACGCTGAACGCCTCGGTGCTGAACACGCTGATCGGCGATATCGCCCGCATCCGTCCCAACCGCAACAAACTGGGCGTATCAGGCGACTACTGGGAGGAGATAATGAGGCGGAGCGAAGAGCTGCGCTCGGAGTTCGGCCATACGCTGCCCGGCTGTGTCGGACGGTTGAAGGAACTGATCAAGCGGTACAGCCCCGACCATTACGAGGCGCTGATCAGCGGGAAGTATGGCAACAGAAACACGCTGAAGATTGGCGAGGAGGAAGGACGGTACATCATCGCTCTGAAGCGGAGCCAGATGCCCAAATATACCGACCACCAGATCTTCGAGACCTACAACCGCACGGCCCCGGAAAGGGGCTGGAAACCGCTCAAGAGCGAACGGGGCATGAAGGGCTGGCTGAACAGCCCCCGTATCAAACCCCTGTGGCACGATGCCGTGTTCGGCGAAATGCGGACACACCAGCTCTACGACCGCAAGCACCACACGTTGCTCCCCGCCAGCCGGGATTCCCTCTGGTATGGCGACGGCACGAAACTGAACCTCTATTACCGGGACGAAAGCGGAAACAAACGCACGATCAACGTCTACGAGGTGGTGGACGCCTACAGCGAGGTGTTGCTGGGCTACCATATCAGCGAGCAGGAGGACTACATCGCCCAATACCACGCCTTCCGCATGGCGATACAGCGCAGCGGGCACAAGCCTTACGAGCTGGTGTGCGACAATCAGGGAGGCCACAAGAAGAACACGGCCAAGGGGTTCTTCTCGAAGATCAGCCGGATCCACCGGCCGACCGCCCCCTACAATGGCGAGTCGAAAACGATCGAGAACATCTTTGGCCGTTTCCAGCAACAGGTGCTCTGGACGCGCTTCGGCTACACGGGGCAGAACGTGACCGCCGTAAAGGCTACCAGCCGCCCGAACCTGGAGATCATCAACGCCAATATCGACGCGCTCCCTACGCTGGACGAACTGCACGAGATCTACGAGGCTGCCCGAGAAGAGTGGAACGAGATGAAACACCCGGCCACCGGTATCTCCCGGATCGAGATGTACGAAAACAGCGTGAACGAGGAGACCGATGCCGTCAGCGTGCGCGACATGGTCGACATGTTCTGGTACACGACCGAGAAGCCCTCGACCTTCACCTCCAGCGGCATCAAGATCACCGTGCAGAAAAAGGACTATACCTACGAGGTGTATGACGACCATGGCAATCCGGATCTGGAATGGCGTCGCCGGAACACATTCAAGCAGTTCTATGTGCAATACGATCCGACCGACATGCGCAGCGTCCGGTTGCTCTGGATGGACAAAGGCGGAGCATTGCGCTTCGAGCGCGTAGGGTTGCCGCCGATCTATATCCACCGCGCCCAACAGGAACAAACGGAAGAGGAAAAGGCGTTTATCCGCCGGCAGCAGGAAGCCATAGCCGGCGAGCGTGTCGAACGACAGATTATCGCCAAGGAGATCGAATACGAACACGGTGTCGCTCCGGAACAGCACGGTCTGGTCAGCCCCGACCTGAAAGGGCTCTCCAAAGAGGCCAAGGAACAGCTCGACCGCCGTACACGCCAGTACAGCCAACCGAAGAGACGGACGCTTCGGGTATCATTGGGTCGTGACACCAAGGAATTGAGTAACGTCACCTGGGACCAGCTCGGCGGCAACAACGAGGTAAGCTTGAGTAACGTGGCAGGCAAACTATAAATTAGGAATCATAAATCGAAAATCATACAATGGAAGCATTAAGCAACAAACAGAAAGACGCCATCCGCGAGGCTCTTCGCGCCTACGTCGCCAAGTATCCCAGCCAAAACAAGGCGGCCGGGAGTTTGAAGAACACATCGGTCGGCACGATCAGTTGTATCGTGAACGGCAAGTATGAAAACATTTCGGATAAGATGTTCCGCGACATCGCCGCACAGATCGGTGGCGGAAAGAACGAAACCGGCTGGCAGATCGTCGAGACCTCCGCCTACCAAGAGATCAACTTCGCGCTCGACGATGCCCAGCGCTGGCGCAACGTCACTTGGGTGGTGGGCGAAGCCGGGTGCGGCAAGACAACGACGGCCCGCCTCTATACCGAAGAACACAAAGAGGTGTTCTATATCCTTTGTTCCGAAGATATGAAGAAAGGAGACTTCGTGCGTGAGATTGCCCGGAAGGTGGGTATCAAGACCGACGGGCACAACATCCGCGAGGTGTGGAGCCTGATCCTAGACGACGTGATCCAGATGGAAGCTCCGCTCCTGATCTTCGACGAAGCCGATAAACTGACCGAACCGGTGTTCCACTACTTCATCAGCATGTACAACAAGTTGGAGGAGAAATGCGGCATCATCTTCCTCTCGACCGACTACATCGTGAAGCGTATCCAGAACGGCCTGCGCTACCGTAAGCCCGGCTACAAGGAGTTCTACAGCCGCATGGGACGCAAGTTCTTCGAGCTGGAGGCCACCACGCCGAACGATGTCTATTCCATCTGTGTTGCCAACGGGCTGAGCGACCGGAAAAAGATCGACGAGGTGATCCGAGACGCCGAACCGTGCGACTTCGACCTCCGCCGCGTGAAAAAGGCGATCCACCGGGTCAAACGGATGGGCGAGTAAACAACCGTTCGAATGCTATTTGAACACAATTCGAAAACAACATGAAACGAGCAATAAGCGTCCGGGACATCCTAGACAAGAAATATGAGACATTCCCCTTTGAGGGAAAATGGAAAGAGGCGTTCGATACGCCCGAGAACCGGGGTGTCTGGTTCATCTGGGGCAATTCGGGCAACGGGAAGACCTCGTTCGTCATGCAACTCTGCAAAGAGCTGTGCAAATACGACCGGGTGGCGTTCAATTCGCTGGAGGAAGGCACCTGCCTGACGGTGCAGAATAACCTACGTCGGTTCGGCATGGCCGAAGTAAGCCGCCGCCTGGCATTCATCAAGGAAGACATCCCGGCACTGAAGGAACGGCTTGCCCGTCACAAGAGCTTCAACATCGTGGTGATCGACAGTATCCAGTACACGCAAATGAACTACCGCGATTATATTCTCTTGAAAGAGGCGTTCCCTGACAAACTCTTCATCTTCATCAGCCACGCACGGGGTAAAAACCCGAAAGGTGACGCAGCCACCAGCGTGATGTATGACGCCGACCTAAAGATCTATATCGAGGGCTACGTAGCTTTCAGCAAGGGGCGTTACATCGGCGACACCGGCCGGTATGTCATTTGGGAAGAGGGAGCACGTGAAGCCGGTTTAATCTAAAACGAATCAGATATGAAAGTAATACAAATGAAACCCAAACAAGGCTACGCAAAGCCCGACAATTACGCCGCTTTCTACGGCTTGCTGAAACAGATGCCGGGAGCGAGCAAGGAAGAGATCGTGCTTCAGTTCACGAACGGGCGTACCGACAGCCTGCGCGAAATGTCGCTCCACGAATACAACGAAGCCATCCGTGCGATGGAGAAGCTGACACGCGCCGAAGAGACCGAGGCCATGCGTATCCTGAAAAGCAAGCGGTCGGCCGTGCTTCACCAGATGCAACTGTCAGGTGTCGATACCGCCGACTGGAAGAGGGTCGATGCCTTCTGCCTCGACAAACGGATCGCCGGCAAACGGTTTGCCCGGCTCGATTACGAGGAACTGGAGGCATTATTAAAGAAGATTCGCGCTATCCGCCGGAAACAAAAGGAGGGGGATTGACAATGGCACGCTATATACCCCTACAAGACAAACTTGATGAGATCGAGGAACAGGGCGGACGCCTGCGCCGCCGTCTGGACTACCTGAAAGGCGAGCGCGACTTTCTGGTCGACACGCTGCTCACCCGGCCGGTGAAGGATATGGAGGCGCAACGCCGGCTGCTGCGGGAGTGGGACGAGGAGATCGAGAAACTGGAGCGATCCATCGACTACCTCCGCCGGGAATATATGAAATACAAAGAAACTCAGAATAAACAGATGTGTAACAATTCAAAAAAAGAAAAAACATGGAAGCAACAAAACAAACAGTCGAAATGACGGACGAGGAACTGAGACAGTTTGAAGCGTTCAGGAAAGAACAGGCCGCCAAACGAGCCAAGGAACAGGCCAAACGTGACCGCGAGGCCTACAAGGAACTGGTGGACGAAACGATCGAGGAGGCGATCCCGGACTTGCAAGCGGTCAGCGACTGCATCAAGACCGTGAAAAACGGCGTACTGAATAACTTCCGCCGTGTGATCGACATGAAGTCGGAAGTCTTGAAGTTGAAAAAAGACGGCCAACGCACGGACACCTTCACCAATACGGCGGGGGACAAGCGTATCACCGTAGGGTATTATGAGACCGACGGCTACCGCGACACGGTGGAGGACGGTATCGCCATCGTGAAGGAGTATATCGAGGGGCTTGCCGACAACAAGAAAACGAAGGCACTCGTAAAAATGGTACTCCGCCTGTTGGCCCGTAACGCGCAAGGAACGCTGAAGGCAAGCCGTATCGTCCAGCTTCGCAAGATAGCCGAGGAATCGGAAGACGAGCGTTTCATGGAAGGCGTGCAGATCATCGAGGAAGCCTACCAACCGGCCATCAGCAAACAGTTCATCCGGGCTGAGGTCAAGAACGACAACGGGGCATGGATAGCGATACCATTAGGAATGACAGAGGCATGAGCAAGCAACAACACGCGCTATTGATCCAGCCGCCGCTCTTCCCGAAAGAGTGTCCTGTCGAACGGGTCGAGTTCGGCGGCTTCCCCTGTAGTTATTGCCACGGCAACGGCTGGTTCTGGGGAGTGGATGATTACGGAGAGCGCATCAAGCAGGATTGCCCCGTGTGTAAAGGGAATAAACGTCTGAAGGCGGTCGTAACTATCGCCTGGCAGCCGGATGAAACAGGTAAGAATAGATAATCAAAATGAATATGAGCAACATTTTAAACAAATTCAGAAGAAAACCGGCGGAACCTGTCAAAACGGAATCCCCGGCACTCAAACGTGAAAAGACGATCCCACCGCATATCGTGGTCTGCAAAGTCTGCGAGGGTAAGGGAAGGAAGGAGGGTACGATTTGCCCGCAGTGTAAAGGCACCGGTCGGGTAATCGTATCGTGCGAGGTAACAACGTATGTATCGGCTTATATGCCGGAAGACGCCACATAAGAGTGGAGGGTCGCGTAGGCATACGGGAAAATAAAAACCGCCTTCTTTTTCGAGTTATCACAAATACGGAGGAGAAGGCGGTTTTATAAAAAATACTGAAGGTATGGACTCAAATGATCAAGCAAGAGCTGTTCCGAGATAAATCGGAGCAGATATTATTAATAAAGAAAGTAGGCGTATGAATAAAATTATTTTTGGCTTGATAGGCCTGACCGGTTACATATTGTTTCTTGTCGTTCTGGCTGTAGTGGCTTTTAGAATTAATTTTTGGCTTGGACTTCTTGTTGTCTCCATTGAAATGATGGTTACATGTGCTATTGCAGTAAAAGATAAGATAAACTAACAACTAAAAAAATATGAAGATAAGAAACAATGATTTGTCAAACAGAAGTATTGATATTGATATAGCTGATGGCGTTTCAATTCATCTTTATAAATGTGAGTATGACGAGTTTATCAAACTTCTTTTACCTGATATGGAGCAAGAAATAAAGAATGCTTATACTCTCCAACATAGAGCAATAGAAAATCGCCAAAAATGCTGGGAGATGGTAAAAGAAATTCGAGAATTATTCTACGACTGTTCCGATGAAGGGTTCTGCGTCCGGAAAAGTCTGGGTGAAATAGATGAAAAAAAATTAGTAGAAGTGTTGGAAAAATACCACAAGCTATTAGGTTTTGTTTAATTCTAAATTAAATAGATATGAATACAAGAATCGCACGTCAAATGGGTTTAGTGCCCAGCGTTTCCCAATGCATCAAGAATGCGGAGGGATCAGCGGAATTGATTAAAGAACGTATTCCACGGTTAAGAAGTCGGATTGCCAAGCGGCAAAGTGAAATGAGCCTTGAGTTTTTCGAGGCAGTGGTCTATCATTTGAAACGATTACAACATCTAGAAGCAGAAAAGAATCAATAACGACATAAGAGTGATGGTTAAAAACATTTTGATTCGCAATCTAACCGTAGATGACAACAGGATGTTGCAGGAGATAAAACGTGAAACAGGTCACCAACAGGCCTCAAGAGCCTTGTTAAGAACGGGGCACGATTATCTCCGCCTCCTTGAAACAAGCGGGTTACAAAGGGAAAAGATTGCTATACTTGAAGAGGAGAACAAAAAACTCCGACAAAGCTCCGCGGCGATTTTAAAAGCGGTTGAAGATATAGAAAGTGTTATCAAAAACGACATATAAAAGTGTTATATAAGAAATATGATAACATTACAAGAGAAAGGTCCGGAAATGGTTGTAATAACCTTCCGGGCCTTTTATCTTTGTTCACACAAAGGTTGTTTGGTTTATCTGTTCTATGGGTTATCACCGGAATACATTAAAACGCATCGCGCTTGTCTGCGACATCGTGAGGCGGCATTATGAACCAGGTAGGCGCGACCGCTGCTACAAAGAGGTGTGGCGGCGGTACGTCTATCCGGTTTATCCGATGTGCTACCGGACGTTCTTGAATTACATCGGGGTGAACATCCACCAAGAACGTACCCGCAATGAAGACCGGCAGTTATCCCTCTTCTGATTCCACCGCATACCCGGTCGTGAAAGTCATCGCATATTCGCGGATCGCGTCCTCACGGTTGTAACGGGTGACCTCCTGCTGCTCGATATCGTTGAAAGCATCGGTACCGAACCCATACAGGCAATTGCCCACCTGTTCCATCAAGTCGAAGATAGCGAATGCCCGGCTGCGGTGCTGTTCCGGAGCGGCCATGTTACCCGTGAAAACGGGACAGTCGGCAATACGGATCAGGAAGGTCAGCCGGGCACGGCGCAACCCCCACGTTTCCGACTCGAAGCCGATGTGGCTCACGCTGATCAGCGCGCAAGGAAACTTTACCGGCGGGGCTTCGTTGTAATAATCCATCTGTCCCCAGTCTTCGCTGACGTAAGCCAGATCGGGAACCTGCTCTTTTAGCCGCCGCATGACGGCTTCCAAAATCTCTTTCATGATTTATGATTTGTAATTTATGATTTGAAGGCTCGCTTAGCCTCTTCCAATGTCTTTTCAGCATTCTCCCGAACCACTTCCGCGGCGATTTCCCTTATACGGGGATGCTCGCCGATAAAGGGGCGGGCTGGTACTGAAATCGTCCGCCTGATCCGTTTGGCGAGGGCCATACGGCGGAACTTCTCTTCGCCGGGTTTGTCACCCTGTTCACGGCGTTCACGGGCTTTCGCCCATGCCCAGCGGCGCATCTTGTCGGAGGGGACGAAGTCCTGCCGCACCGTGCCGCCGTAGTTCTGTAATCCGGCATATTTCAGGCTGCTTTCATAAATCAACCTCGTGCCGTCTATCCGGCTATGCAGACTGCGCCGGAGGGCACCGGTGCGCATCAACATCGATCCCTCCGACGGATTGTAGTTCGGACTGAGCGGTGCCCACGGCCGGTCGAAGAAGGCCTTCCGCTCGAAGTTGCGGTCAAATTCGTCATCCAGCTCGACTTTCAGGTCACGCATGACATTATTTAGGAAATCATTGTTGTCCATATTGATATGTTTTGTATATTTGCGGCGGTTCTAAGCCGAAAGGCCGTGAGCCCCCTTCTGGCAGATTTGATTACTTCAGGTCTGCCAGTCGTATTTTAAAGCCCTCCGATACGATCTCGGCCCGTGTCAGACTTACATCTTTCCCGTTTATCACGATCGTAATGGTCCGTATGTTATCAGAACGGCGCACCCTTGAACGCAAGGCGGCACTCAAATCCTCAAGCGATATATCCGAATCGATCCAAAGCACGATATGGTCGGCTTGGTTCTTGGCGTCCCGGATCAATCGGTCGATGGAGTTCTTGGAGGGCGTCTGGCTGACCTTGTATTCCTCCTCATACCCCAACGTCCGGTTGTAGCTGTCCGCCGATTTCACGCCGTCCGGGTTATCCAGCAGGTCGATCTCGTAGCCGTATTTGTTGGCGAAATAAGAGCCGACCCGGATGTTTTCTTTTCGCTCTCCCTTGCCATGCCCGCTATGGATACGAAGCTGTCCGGCGGTGGTCGGTACCACCATATATTCTTTCTCCCCCGGATGAAGGGCGTCCCGTACCGCTTCCCGTTCGCGTTGGCTTACGTCATAATAAGGATGGTGTTTCGGAAATACGACCTGTTGCTTGCCGGGATTGAAACGGAACATCTCGGCACGGTTCACGCCGTTCTTTCCCGCTTGGTAGGTCGCCTCCCGTCCCTGCTGGATGGCGGTCACGCTGTCCGATTCGGGATACTTGCCTTTGCGCACCTGTACCACCGTACAGCGGCATCGCCATCCGTTTGGCGGGAAGAACTCCTCCCAGAAGGGATCAGAGGCCGGTAGCGTCACATTGTGCAGTACCGCGTGTTCCGGACGAACCTTGCTATCGTGCGCGGTACGGTATTGCAGGTTGTAGCGGTCGCCGTCCGCCTCAAAGTCCTTCCATTTGGCGGCCATTTCCGAAGAGGCCTGGGCGAAGAGATATTCCGCTTTCAGCCAATGGCGGTTATAATCCTCCTTGATCGCCGTTATATCGTTGTAAAAACGGTTGAACGGCTTCACCGTCCCGTCTTCGTCGCGCAACAGGCGGGATGCCTCCCTCAATCCCTGGTAGGTCTTGAATCCGGAAAAGACAAAGATATCCTCCTTGAGTTTTCGCGCCATGGCCTCCGGAATCACGCCGCTCTCCAAAGAGGGAGCGATCGCCCCCTCATACGCCCCGGCATACGCGTCCACCAAGGCACGGACCTTCGGCTCCGCCAGCATCTCCGCCGTGAAACCCTCCCTGCGGAATATCTTTCGCAGGGCCGATTTGAAGACACGCTCGTCGATAGCGGGTATGTCTTCGTTACCCTCGGACTCAAAAGGAGTAAGACCGTCCCGGTACAATTCATTGATCCGTGCCGTCAGCCCCGATTCTCTTTCGGGGCTGATCCGAAAAAACCTTCCTGTCCGGATGATCGTTTGCCGGTCACCTCGATACCGAACTTGTCCTTGATCCAAGTCGGATCGATCTCATAGTATTGCATCGCTTGCGCGGTACGTTCCCACAACTGTCCGGTGTCCTCTTCCGAATTGAACGAGAAACGCAAGCCGTCCGGAAGAAAACCGATCCGGAAGAGCGCCGGAAGGACGATGGAGTTCATCCAGTCCTCCACCTGCCGTTTATCGGAATTGACATACTTCTCCAGTTGTTTGACACCCACTTCCTCTTTCGAGCGGTTGCCGTTCTTGGTGTCCTGCCCGATCTGCGCCCCGCTGATGAGCAGCGACATCTCGGAGTTGCAAAGAGAGATCAGGTTGTTATACACATCCCCGTTCGTACTGACACCTTGGGCAAACTGGAACTCCTCGGTGGTATCGATGATAAAGTAGGCCGCCGACCCCATGTCGCGCAGCATATCCTCCGCCCGGTCGAGCATCGCCGGATCTTGCGTGTTGGTCTTGATGTAGCGGGGCGGTATGCCGTAGATCTCGCACAGCTCCGACCAGCACGAGTGGGCGAACTTCTTGAACAGGGCGTGCGGCACCGCCTTGTTCAACAGCCCGTAGTTACCGGGCGCGCCGAACTCCACGACATAGGTGCCGTATTCCCGCAGTTCCCGGTAATACGCCCCCTCGTCGGCGGTGCTGTCATAGAGGAGCAGCCCCTGTTCCGGTACCACGTTCTGCCGGGGTATCAGCGTCACGCCGATACCGTCCGTTTCCGAGGTGGAGAACTCGACCAATGAATGGCCGTAGAAAACCGATTCCAACATATAACGTATCAAGAGCGGGAACCAGACCGCCGACGAGAGAGTCCGGGTGGCCTCCTCGTCCACCTTGCCCGAAGCGTCTTTCAGGCTGAACTCCAAGGAGAGCGTCCGGCCGATGCGCTGCTCGATCTGGCTGGTCAGGAGCGCGTCGAGCATCACGTCGGCATACAGGTCCATCAACTCCCGGCGGCGGGGGCGGTCTACGCTGTCCGCCTGGCGGAGCGCACGCCGCCAGCTGTCGAGGTCTTTCCTGACACGGCTGATCGCTTTGGGCACGATTTTCCGCACCAATCCCTCCCGTTGCTTAACGAAAGTCTTTTGTGGCTTTTTAGAGCCTTTTTTATGTTTGGGTATATACTTATCCGTTTTCATGTTTATCTCTTGTTTTTAACGGGTTTTGATAGCGTTTTAACGGTCTTGGAAATTCACCACGAATGACGGAACTTCGGGTTACTGCCGAAGCGTACCGCTCCGACCGGATTCCCGCTGTCTTCCCGGAGGGGAAGCCCGGACGGGATATCGCCCTTCATCAGCTCTTTCAGGTAGGACATATCCCGGTCGTAGGTCTCTTTCACCCGACTGTAGAGGATGTCCACGTTGCAGCGCCGGATCAGGAACCACAGGGCGATGTTCTTGCAGATCTCCAACAGTTCCGCGTCCCGCTCGTTACCGGTGGCGGAGAAGATCTTTTCCACGTCATACCGTCCGGACAACAGACGCGTGACCCGTTGTACCGCCGCCAGCATACAGGCCTGTACGATCGTGTCGTCGTAATCGGTGATCTCCTCCAGCTTGTACTCGGCGGCCACCGTCTTCATTTCTTCAATCTCTAAAAACATGACTGTGAATTATGATTTATGAATTATCTATTGCTTAATATTTCCGGCTTGGACGTTTGCCGACCCGATAGGTTCCGGCACAGGCCATGCTGCGCTGGTTCAACAGGAACACGGCACCTTCCAAGGCATCCGGCGCGTCATCGTGTACCCGGCTGCCCTTCTCGAACATCAAGAGCTGCTCCACCAATTGCGTCATGCCGGGTGAATCCTTCTCTTTCTCGTTCAGGATAATCAAGCCACGCTCGAAGAGGGGTTGCATCGCCTCGATACGCGAGAACTTGTCCGGCTTCTTGCGCCCGTCGCCCCGGATGGGGATCTGGTGGCCGATAGAGTCTCCCACCTTCTTGAACTCGTCCAGCATCAAGTCCTGTATGAAGTTCGACTCCATGTAGTACATCACCGGGACACGTCCGGCGATATAGCCGTCGATGTCGTAATGCCAAGCGACCATGTTGGAGACGCTGGTCTGGTCTGCGTAGGCTTTCAGGAGGTGGTATTGCCCACCCTTGGTCTTGCCCACCAGCATGGTCGCCTTGAAGTCGTTCTGCGTGGATGCCTTAAACGAGGGGTCGGTATAGCAGATCAGGCTGCGGTATTCTTTCAATGGCAACATTTTCCCGTAGCGGATATGTTTGCGCAGGAAAACCGCCCCCTCGTTGACGGGATTGTTCATGTATTCCTTTTGGAACCGCCGTTCACCCATGTAGGTGCGCAGCTTCAAGATCTCCTCCCGGCTGTATTTCTCCGCCCAGGAGGGCTGACCGGACGCGTCGATGGCGTTGACCACCGTGTGGTGCGTCTCCGGACGTTCGGCGAAACGGCTCAGGATGCTGTCCTTGCCGATCCGGTTCCCGACCAGCACGAACCGCCCGCGCCCCATGTCCATCGCGCCGAGCAGGGCGGTCAGGCACCAGTCGAACGCCTGCGACACACGCACTTGGTTGCGTACCATCTCGTCATCGTCTATATCATCGATCACGATATAATCCGGACGCTGGCCCCGGTTCTTGATACCACGGGGGGACTGGCCCCGGCCGATGGACATGAAGAGCATCCCGTCCTTGGTCTTGAACTCGCCGGTGCTCCAGCTGCCCTCGTCGATCTGAATGTTGAAGTCCGCTTTCAGGAGACTGTTGAACTCCAGCTCGCATTGCAGGTCGGAAAGCAAGCGGTCGGCGCTGTCTTCCGATTTCGATACCAATATCATCACGTGGATGGAGCGTTTCTCTTGGATCATCAACCAGATAGGAATCATCAGACTGATATGGGTACTCTTGGCGTGGCCGCGGGCCCACTCGAAGACGGCACGGGTATGGGGACACGTCTTCAGGTACTTGGCCGCGTCTATCTGGAACTTGCCGCACTTGGTGATACGCCCGGTCTCCTTGTCGGTACAGAGGTGCGGGAAATAGGTCTCGACAAAGAATGAGTAGTCCTTACGTGCCATATCGGTGCGAGCCTCTACCTCTCTTGATGTGTCTGACAGGTGAAAATCATAAGAGAGGATGAGATTTTTTCGTTCCTCCCATCTTTTCCATTTCTCCTTGCTCAGTTTGTTCTTAGCCATTGTTAATGCGCATTAAAAGGTACTTGTCTTGATACTTGGTGAGCTGCTGTACGAACCCGGTCGTGATCGCCTTGTCCGACGCGCTTTGCTCGATAATCCAGTCGCCGAATTTCGTCAAGATGTCAGCTACATCGTCCAAGGTATATCCTGACTTGATTTTTTCCAGCTGACTTGCCAGTTTCGCAAACTCGTCACCGTTGAAACCCTCCTCACTGTCAAGCATCTCATTGATCTTCATCAACGTCTTGTTGATGATCTGGTCGCGGCTGACGGTTCGGGCGGCGCGTTTCAACCCCCAACCGCCGTCCTCCTTCCACTTGACCAGCGTCTGCTGGCTCACGCCTACCCGCTCGGCGATCTCCTTCTGGGGAACCTTCTGCATATACAGGAGATAGGCGTATTCATACTTTTGCGGGTCTTTCACACGGATGCCCGCCTTTTCCTTGTTTGCTTTTTCTACCATAAGCGTTCTTTGTTTCCGGCAAAGTTCAAGTGAATTAAAGTGGCTGAAAACAAGAGTGTAAAGAATTTCACCCCTGTTTTCGTTCCCGGAACGCTCCCGGTAATTTCGCCCTCAAAAACGGATCGCACATGAACGAAGACGAATATGCATTGAACGATGAGAGCGTGGTGAACAGTCACGGTTTTGTCCTCCTGAACGCCGGCGGACGCTTTGAACGTTACAACGAGAATCCGGTGATGCTTTTCAACCACGAGTCCGCCAGCCTGATCGGCCAGATGACCGCTTTGAGGGTAGAAGGAACGAGGTTGATCGGCAAGGCGGTCTATGACGAGGAGGACACTTTGGGGGCGAAATGCAAACGCCAGGCGAAGAAAGGTTTTTTAAAAGGATGCAGCCCCGGAATCATCATCCACGCCGTGGAACTGCGCACCCTGCCGAACGGCGAGGAGCGCGTGACGGTGACCGACTGGGAGCTGTGCGAAGTGAGCCTGGTAAGCGTCCCCAGCAACAGGAACGCACTGCGCCTGTACACCAAACAAGGCGATATCATCCCCGACGACCGGGTAGAACTAAGCGTCGAGGCATTGTTAAACATCAACAAACCCAACAACAACGAAATGGACAAAATCATCCTGACAGCCGAGGCGTATATCGCATTAGGCTTAAAAAGCAACGAGGCGGATGGCAAGTCGATCTCCGCCGCCATCATGGAACTCCAGTCACGTGCCGAGAAAGCCGAGAAGGAACTGGACAACCACCGTAAACTGAAAGCGACCGAATTGGTGGCGTTGGCCGTCAAGGAGGGCCGCATTACCGCCGATAAAAAAGAATCGTTCGAGAGACTGGCACTTAACGATTATGACATGGCTAAGACAACCCTGGAGGCCATCCCCGCCAAGGAATCCCTGTCAGCCAAGGTCACCCATTCGACCGGCAGGACAGCCGTAGCGGATGGGCGTAAGGACTGGACCTATCTCAAATGGGCCAAGGAGGACCCCGAAGGATTGAAACGCCTGAAAGCGGACGATCCGGAGGCGTTCGAGGAATTGAAGAAACGGATTAAATAACCATTAAACAAGTATTTTATGCCTATAGAAAAGCAAATTTGGATCGCCATGTTGATGGAAGGGTTCTATCCCGACCGCACGTTCCTGACCCGTTCGGTAGATATGACACCGATGGTGGAATACAACAAAATCAACTTGGCCGAAGCCGGTGTCGCTCCAGATGTATTGATTGATAACACGGATTATCCCGTGGAGACCATGAGTCGCCCCGATACACCGTTGGATTTACCCCTTCATACCTTCGATACGAAGAACACGGTGGTGCGCAACGTGGAGGAGATGGAAACGGCCTACTCCAAGATGGAGAGCGTGGTGCGTCAACACCGCAATACCTTGCAGTCGAAGACGGCCGCCTACGCCGCGCATAACTGGGCACCGGCGAAACACGCCGAATTGACACCAGCCAAGGAAACCCTTGCGCCGGGTAAGATTTCTTTCGAGGACATCCTAAAAATGGATGCCTGGTTCCGTTCACAGGACATCGACCCGGCTACATTGGTAGCGGTACTGAACCCGTACCACTTGGCGGACCTGCAACTGGAGGATATGAAGCTCTACAAGACAATGCTGGAGTCGAACCGTTTATTCGGGTTCAACGTCTTCACCTTCTCCAAACTCCCATATTACAAGCAAGAGGACGGTACGAAAGTGGCGTTCGGTACAGGGGACGCGGAGGCAGACGCGCAGTGCTCACTGTTCTACTCCGACCAGGAGGTGATGCGCGCCGACGGCGATATCGAGGTGTTCGCCAAGTACAAGGATCCAGGCGAGCGTGGCGACGTGATCGGTTTCCAGAAACGTTTCACGGCACTGCCTATCCGTAATAAGTACCAGGCGGTAATCTATAACAAAGCGTAACCGATGGCCAAACTCAAGCAATTAGTCATCCACTGCACCGCCACCCCCGAAGGCCGTGAAGTATCGGCGGACGAGATCCGCCGTTGGCATTGCGCCCCCCTCAGTGAAGGCGGCCGCGGCTGGAGACAGGTGGGCTATACCGACCTGATACACCTCGACGGTACGGTGGAGCGACTGGTGGATAACAACGAGGACGACGTGGTGGATCCCTGGGAGATCACGAACGGGGCGGCCGGACACAACTCCGTCTCCCGGCATATCGTCTATGCCGGAGGGGTCGCCGCCGACGGTCGCACCCCCAAGGACACCCGCACCCCGGAGCAGCGGGAAGCCCTCTCCGCCTACGTGAGGGACTTCCACCGCCGCTTCCCCTCTGCGCGGATCGTCGGCCACAACGAGCTGGCGGCGAAGGCCTGCCCCTCGTTCGACGTACAAAGGTGGCTCAAGACGGTTGACAAGTGACAGTTGACAGTTAAATCATAATTCAAAACTCATAATTCAAAATTCGGACTCATGGACTGGAACGCGTTGTTCAACTATCTCGGCACGGGAGGCGGCTTGATCGTCCTCTTGAACTGGCTGGCCGGCCTTCCGCTGCTCAAGAGGAGAAAGCGGCTGGAGAAGGACGACGTGTCCCGGCTCATGGCCGAGAAAGACAATGAGACCATATTCAAGCTATATGACGAGATACGGGATTTCCAGGCACGTATGTCGCGTCTGGAGGGCTGCGTCGCGAAGATCGTGGTGTGCCCTATGTATGATCGCTGTCCTGCTCGCCACCTCGTGCAGGACTACAAGAGAAGATATTTCCGTCCGGGCGGTCGACAGCCTCCGGTGGGAACGAAAGGTCACCGCCACCCTCGCGACAATCCCATCGAGCCTGGCGACGCTGCGGGTGCCGATCGACAGCCTCCGTAGGCTGCCCGAAGGAGCCACCTACACCCAAAAGGAGGGACAAGCCACGGCCTCGGTCGGGCTGGAGGGAGAAACGATCGTCATCCACGCCGGATGCGACAGCCTACAAGCGCTGGTCCTCTCCTTGGAGGAGAGACTGGACCGGGCGCAAGAGGAGCTGGCGAACACCTTAAAGGTGAAAGAGCCTCCGGACATCCCCTTTTGGATGACGCTCAAAGGGTATTTGACCGGCGTTCTGGCAGGCCTCGCCCTAGGCTGGGTTCTCGCCCGAAAAAGAAATCAAGACTCATAATTCAAAAATCAAAGACATGACAGAAACAAACAAGACAAGATCCATAGGCCTGAAGGTCGCCCAGTTCGGCGACGTGAACCCGGAAGGCGGCATGCCCGCCGTAATGAAGCAATTGGCACGCACCTTGAAGGGCACGGCCTCATTCACGACCGAGGCGGATACCACGACCGACTTCTACTGCGAGGAGGAACCCGCCGCGCCCGTGGAGAGCGTGGGGAACGAGCCGGGATTGAAACAGGTCAAGCTGAACTTCCTAGAATGGGACAACGACACCCTGAAGGAGGTGTTCGGGGGCACGGTATCGACCGCCGAGGACGTGACCATCGACGGGAAGACCTACTCGGTGACTAAATACCACGCCCCGCGCGACATCGTGACGGTACGGAAGGCCGTCCGTGTGATCTCCATGCACGGCGTGGTGATCGACATCCCGAACGCGCAGGTGAACGCCCGTTTCGTCTGGAACCTGACCCGTACCGACATCGCCCAGATCGAGGTGACGGCGAAGGCGCTGGCCCCGATCGGCAAGAACGAGGGACCGTACGCCATCTACAAGCTGGGCGAGCCTAAACCCGGCGTGTGATGGACAAGGTAGAGATAGAGGCCGCCGAGGCCCTGCTGGACCGGCGGCTCAAGATCATCCTCCCGGCGCCATGGCCCTTGCGGATATTCGGCAAGAAAAACATAGGATATTGGATGAAACGGCCGGTTGGCAGCAACGTGCTCCGTATCGCCCGGCTTTTCTGCCGGATGAATATCGACATAAAGAGGTTGATGTCCGGTGATATCGGCACGTTGATGGAGTATATCGACAAGCACGGCGTGACGGCGTCGAGACTGATCGCCTACGGCATGATCCGGGGATCGATATCGGCGTGGCTGCTGAACCGCCCGTTGGCATCATATATCCGTTCCCACATGGGGATGCGCGGCATGGCGGAGTTGATGAAGATCGTGGTGCTGACTTGCGACGGATCGGATTTCGTGAGTATTATCGTATCGGCGGCGAGCTTGAGACTGACAGAGCCGGTGACGAGCCAACCGACAGGGAAAGGGAGTTAAAGGAGGCTTACGAGCCTCCCCATAGCCCGTTCGGACAAATCCACGCGCTGATCGCCACCGGGGCGTTCACGTACGACGAGGTGATGAACAAGATCCCTTGGTGTGTCATCCTGATGATGATCAACGACCAAGGACGGATGAGAAAGAGATCCGGGGAGGAAAACGTTATCCAAACCGAGGAGGAGGAACTGGAATTCTTAGGACTGAAATAAATGGCGAACGATCCCGTATACATAACATTCGAGTTCCGGGGGAACCTGGAGGATGAGGTCGAGAAGGTTACTCTCGGCATCAAGGGCCTGCGCGACGAGTCGGCGAAAACCTACCAGCGTTTGATCGCCGACAGCGGCGCGGCCTACGGTAGCATGAGCGCCGAGAACCGGAAACTGGCCGTCACCGTACAGGAGAACATCAACGCCCTGCGTGACCTCGCCGTCGTGCAGGGATCGCTGGATGACGGGTTGGAGGCCGGCACCGTCACCACCCGGCAATATACGCGGATGAAGGCGGCGCTAGCGGTGCGGGAGAATAGCCTGCGCGAGGCGATCAGCGGTGGCATGCGCACGCTGAACGAGCGGATACAGACGGAATCAAGGGCCGTCGATTCCGTCATGGCCCTGCAGAAACGCCTGCAGGAGCTTACCACGGCTTACTATAACCTGTCCAAGGCCGACCGTGAGGGAAACGCCGGACAGGGCATCCTGAGACAAATCGGCGACCTCGACAAGGAGATCCAGACGGCGCAATCCCGCCTGTCCGCCTACAGCCGCTCCACCGGCACCGGGTTCAACAGCCTGTCGATGTCGGTGCAACAGGTGGCCCGGGAGTTGCCATCGCTCACCATGGGGGCTAACATGTTCTTCCTGGCCATCTCCAATAACCTCCCCATCTTGGCCGATAATATCCGGACCGCGCGGGTCGAGTATGACCTGCTGAAGAAATCCGGACAGACGGCCATCCCGGTATGGAAACAGGTGCTCACCTCGATCGTTAGCTGGCAGACGGCGCTGGTGGTGGGGATCACGTTGCTGTCCGTGTACGGGAAGGATATCATCAACTGGGTACAGGGGCTTTTTGGGGCCGACCAAGCCCAGAAGAGGTTGAACGATAGCATGACCGACTTCAACGCCATCCTGGCGACGGAGCGGCAACATCTACGGACATTGTTCTCCGCGTTGGAGAAGACCACGGCCGGGACGGAAGGGCACCGGAAAGCCATCAACGAGATCAACACGACGTACGGCAAGTATCTCCCGAACCTGCTATCGGAGAAGAGCTCACTGAATGAGATCCGTGAGGCTTACCGGCTGGTCAACAGGCAACTCATGGAGAACGCCGCGTTAAAAGCCCAGAGTGGCGCCATCGACAAGACGCTGGAGAAAGCCATAAAGACGCAATCCGAGGCGTTGACGGAGATGCGCGAGATCACGACCAAGAAGCTCGGCGAGTCCAAATCCGGGGGGATCATGGATATCATCCCCGGCCTCACGGAGGATTTCCGGGCCGCGGGCAAAACATGGGAAGAGGCATGGCGAGGGGTATCCGCCAAGATCCAGAGCGAGCTCGGTGGGAAGAAGCTCGGAGGCTCCTTCTACGAGGAGCTGGAGGATTACGTGAGGAGCGTGTATGAATCGGAGAAGGAGATCTCCGATATACAAAAACAATTCTCCCCGTTTTTCAACAAGGAGGCCGCCGAGAGAGATATAATCGAGAACAAGGCCTATTGGGAGGATATCAAAGAACAAGCCACCTCCGTATTGGAATCCATCGACGCGGAGCAAAAGAAACTGCTCGATTCCGGCAAGACCGCCGGGATCGAGCCTGCCATCGTCACTGCCTACAAGACGGCCAAGGCAGATATAGACAAGGCGACCGAGGCGTTGAAGACGTACGACTCCTACGAGAAGAAACGATCCGCCGCGGACAAACAGCTGGGCAAGGAGCAAAAGGCCCGAGAGGCCGCCAACGTCATCAAGGCCGAGACGGCCACGCGGGAGCTGGAGATCGAGCGACAGAGAGCCGTCCTCGCCCAGAAGGAGAAGGACGCCGAGCTGGAGCTCCGACAGCAAAAGATCAACCTCATGAAAGAGGGCTCCGACAAGGAACTGGCTCAAATCACCTTAAACTATGACAAGAAAATCAACGAGATCGGGAAGAAAGGCCGTGAGTACGTATCGGCCCAACAGAAGATAGAGCGGGCGGCATGGGAAAATGAAAATCCGAATTGGAAAAAGCAGGGCCTGATATTCCGGCCTTCAACCACTATGGTTTCCCAACTTCCCGATTCACAACGCGAAGAACTGGAGAATGCCGGTGTTATTGCCGGAGCCACCCTGGAGAAAGCGGAGGCCGACCTTTTGGAAAAGACATTGCGGCAGTACCAAGACTACTCAGCCAGACGGCTGGAGCTGGAGAAGAAATACAACGAGGACGTGGCCTATCTCGCCGGTCGGCGGACTGCCGCCAACGGGGCGGAGATAGACGCAGCCATCGAGGAGGCGAAACGTGCCTTGAAAGAAGGGCTGTCCGACCTCTCCATGGAGGAATTGAAAGATTCCGGATTGTGGGATAAATTGTTCGGAGACCTCGACAAGATGGCCATGCCGTCGTTGGAAGCGTTGCTCAAGCAGGCCAAGGAGGTCAATACCACGGCATGGGACCCGAAGAACGTGAAGGAGTACCAAGACGCTATCGACCGGCTGGAAAGCGCCATCCATTCCCGGTCCCCGTTCAAGGCGATCGGCGACGATTGGAAAAAGCTCTTGGAATCCATGAAAAAAGGAGACAAGGACGGCATGGCCTCCGCATTAGACGGCATAGATTCGGCCACGCAATCTTTGATCTCCGACCTCGATACGATCGCAGGCAGTATCGGCGACATCCTCGGCGAGGAGGCCGGTTACGCCGCCGGGCAGGTGGTGGAGCTGACCTCCGCACTGGGCGGGTTCGTGTCGGCCGCGTCGAAGATAGCCAGCGGAAATATCGTTGGCGGTATCGCATCCGCGCTTGGCAGTATCGGAAAGATCTTCTCCATGGGCAGGCAGGTCAAGGATATGAACCGGCAAGCCCGGGAAGAACAGCAGAAATTTTACGACGAGGCCATCCAAGGCGAGATGGAGTACCAACGCCTGCTTCGTGAACGTCTCCGTACCCAGCAGCAGATCGGCGAGATGACGCTGGCCTACAACAAACGGATCACCGAGGAGCTGGAAAGGCAACAAAAGGCTTCAACCGGAGAATATGACCGGCTATTGGCCCAGATACAGGGAGAACAATATATCAGCGGTGTAGGCTACCGGCATGGGACTTGGTTCCGGAAAGCAAAAACGTGGAACGAATACTCCAGCCTCGCCGGGAAGAGCTACGAGGATATCGAGAAACTGTATTCCGAGGGCAAATTGGAGGAGAAAGTGGCCAAGCTGTTCGAGCAACTCCGGGCATTAAAGGAGGAGGGCGCCGATATCGACCAGATGCTGGACGACCAGGAGGAGTCCATGCGCGAGGTGTTGACCGGAACCACCACCGACAGCATCGTCGACAGTATCCTCCGGGGTTTTGCCGAGGGCAAGCGCTCCGCCAAGGATTTCGCCGATGACTTCCAGAAGATGCTGAACAATGCCGTCTTGCAGGGTATCAAGATGAAAGCCCTCGAGGAACCGCTACGCCAATGGTACGAGTCGTTCGCCGCCGCCAGTGGCAACGGCCTGACGGCTGAGAACATCGCCTCGCTGAAGGCGCAATACGACAAGATCATCGAGGACGCCGCCAAGCAACTCGAAGACATGGAGAAGGTAACGGGCAGCAAGCTGGACTCCACTTTTTCGCAACAGGCGAGAGCGGGAGCCTACACAGTCGCCAGCCAGGACTCCATCAACGAGACCAACGGGCGGCTTACCTCGATCCAGATGAATGTCATCGAGATGAAGGGGTGCGCATTCGATATGCGCACCATGCTGAACAAGGGGCTGGAGCATCTGGAGGCGATCGCAAGGAACACCTCTTACTGCAAGAGGCTGGAGCGCATCGACAACACGTTGCTGGAGATACTAAGAAATGGACTGAGGACAAAATAAGATGAGAACCGGGAAACTATACATAAACAATCTGGACGCTTACACGGAATATGGCGTATTCCTTGCAAAGGACCGTGGCGGGACGTATGACAACATCTCAGTGCTCATGACACCACCGCCGGCCAAGAAGCATACCACAATAGATTACAGGGAATGCGATGGCGAGGAAGTGGACGTGTCGGGCGTAAGGTTCGAGGCTCGCGACGTATCCCTTCGCTTTGCCATGATTGTGGATGGCGAACAGGAGTTTCGGACAAAGTACAAGAACTTTATCGATGTCCTGAAATCCGGCATGATCAATATGAGAGTCACTGAAACCGGGAAAACATATAAGTTCTATTATCAGAGCTGCCCGGGCATGGTGATGAAAACACGGCTCAAGACAACCGGCAAGCTAGCCGCCATGTGGACTATCAAGTTCAGAGAGCCCAAGCCGGAATTTTAACAGCGTTAGAACACTATTTGAATGGAATTGGAAATATACGACAAATCAGGGAACCTACGGGCAACGGTATGTCCGGATGATAATTCCACCCAACAGAAAACTGTAATGGGCGAGAATGTCCTAAATATATCCTTCACGACATGGGAGGCCGTTCCTTTCGATGCGCACGACTATGTGGATTTCGAGGGAGAACGCTATACGCTTCCGTCCGTGCCGTGTCCTACCCAAGTCAATACGCTTGAGTACGAATACTCCTTACAATTCCATGGTATCGAAAGCGAACTGTCGAAAGCGCTCTGCTTCCTGCTGGCCGATGGCGGGATGGACTCGGATTTTTCGTTGACAGACGGACCGGCTGCCCACCTGCAACTGGTTGTGGATAACATCAACCGGATCAAGGGGACGACAGCCTGGAAGATCGGTAGCGTGATCGCCGCCGACAACAAGGTTATCACATACGACGGCATAGACTGCCTGACCGCCTTGAACAGAATTGCTGAAACATTCGAGACCGAATGGTGGATCGTAGGGACGACCATCTATCTGAGTAAATGCGAGCACGGAGAACTATTGGAACTGGGCTATGCTGCCGACGGCAATGCTGTAGGCGGACTGCTCAACCTATCCAAAAGAGAGGAAGAAAACGAGAAGTTCTTCACCCGGCTCTATGCCAAGGGAAGTACCCGTAATATCGACCGATCCAAATATGGCTCCGACTATCTCCGCCTGCCCTCTCCCTTGAAATACCTGGAGAGGAACACGGAATACGGTATCGTTGAGCGGGAGGTGATCTTTGAAGAGGTCTATCCCCGGAGGGTCGGCACGTTGTCCGGCGTGCGCTCCGTCGAGCGGGAGTCGGAGGACAAGACAATCCGTGTATATTACGTGACAGATAAGGACATGCCCTTCGACCCGAACGACTACGAGATAGCTGGGCTGGTCAAGCGCGTCGCTTTCCAGACGGGGGAACTCTCCGGATATGACTTTGAGGTCAATTACGACTCGTCTACCGGCGAGTTCGAACTGATCAACCAGTATCCGGACGAGAACACGCAGGTACCGGACGGGATCATGACCCCCCAGAGCGGCGATACCTATATCCTCTATAACATCCGGATGCCAGACGAGTATTACACGTTGGCGGAGAACGAGCTGAAGGAGGTCTCCGAGGCTTACCTTGCCAAGCACAGCATCGACAGTTCCGTCTATAGCGGTGACAGCGACCCGATCATCCTGCGACAGCGCGGGGCCGTCATCACGCCCGGACAACGTGTCCGGCTGTACAATTCCGTATTTTTCAAATCAGGGCATAAGGACAGCCGGATTATCAGCCTTACCAGAAACGTGCACGACCCTTATGACGTGAGGGTGGACATATCCGACACGGTTACCTCCACTTGGCGGGAATCCATCGAGCGAAAGGTGGACTCGTTCCTGCCCATGCTCAGCCAGGGAGGGGAAGCGATCAACATCATCAAGAGCGGCGATGACACGGTACCGACCGATAACAACGTCTTCTCGGCGCTCCGGGCGATATCCACTTTCCTACGCAAGGACCGTCCGGACCAGACCAAGTACCTGATCAAGTTCCTCGGCGGCCTTATCTCCGACAACATCGAGTCGCAAGACTTTGCGGCCGGACCGTTCGGCACCGGTTATGTTCTGAAAAGGAATCAGAAGACCGGTAAATCCTATATGGAAATAGACGAACTCTATGTCCGTCTGAAAGCCTATTTCGACACGCTGGAGATCAAGCATCTCTCGCACGTGGGAGGGCGTATCGTATTATCTCCGGCGAGCATGGAGTGTATCAAGGTCGAGGAGGTATCCGCAGAGAACGAAAAGGTATATGACAGTACCGGCGAACAGGTGTATGACTCCCTGAATGATGAAGTGCTGGCTCCTAAATCGGGTGGAGAAAAAGCGTACCGTTGTTATTTCAAGCAGACGGACGGGGAGAGGGAGATCGTGAACGAGTTCGCCGTGGATGACCTTGCGCAATGCCGGGAGTTCAACGTGAAAACAGGCACGTCGCACAATGTCAGCAATCAATACTATTGGCGCAGGGTATTATATGTGGGAGAGGATTATATAGACCTGTCCATCACGGATCGCGATACCGGCAGCATGGTTCCGAAGGCCGGAGATACGATCGTCACGGTCGGGAACAAGACGAATAAAAGCCGACAGAACGTGGTGTTCTTCTCCTCGTATGATGAAGACGCCCCGTGCGTCAAGTTGTATTCTGGCGTTGACTCCTATTCGATGCTGAACAAGGAGGTGACAGCCATTTCCCCGAACGCCGGCAAGAACGTGTTCACCGGCAAGATGATCATCAAGCCGGGTTCGACCGGATTCGGGAACCTCGCGGACGCGCCCAATATGGATGAGATCAACGGAGCGATCGCAGACGCTAAAGACGCAGCCGAGAATGCGAAAGATGCAGCCGAAGGCGTGCAGGAGTCCATGTCTGACTTGAAAGGATATGTGGACGGGGCCTTTTCTGACGGTATTGTCTCCGAAGCGGAAGCCAAGGCGATTGAAAAGTACTTGAATATCGTAAACAACGAGAAGTTGTCCGCAGAGTCGGTATTCAACAAATTATATGCCAACCCTTATCTGGAGGGATCGGCCAAAGTATCATTGTCTAACGCGCGTTCGTCTTTGTTGTCATCCATAACGGCCTTGTCCGGCTCTATCGAGACGGCCATAGGAGACGGTAAGGCCACCATGGCCGAGAAACGGGACGTAGATACGAGATATGCTGATTTTAATGCGAGGCTGTCCGCTTTTCGTGCGGCGGTCGAGACGGCCAACAAATCCATACAGGACAAACTCAAGTCCTATTCCGACAACGCCCAGAAAGCGGCGGACGAGGCTAATAACACCGCCTCCTCCGCCATGGAGGACGCAAACGAGGCGAGACAGTCCGTGTCTGACTTGAACAAATACGTGGACGGGGCCTTCTCGGACGGCATCATCTCCGGTGCCGAGGCCAAGGCGATCGAGAAATACCTGAACACGGTGAGCCAGTCAAGGAAGGAGATGGATGCGACTTACACGTCGTTGTACGTGAACCCGTTCCTTTCCGGCGCACCAAAGAGCGCCTTGTACGCCGCGAAAAACAGTCTCAACACCGCCACCACCAACCTGACCGCAGCGATCCAGTCCGCCATCTCGGACGGTAAGACCACGGTAACCGAGAAGGAGATCGTAGACAGCAAGTTCTCCGCGTTCAACAACGCCTACGCGTCGCTCGCAACGGCCATCGAGAACGCCAATAAGGCGATCCAGCAGAAAATCAAGGAGGAGGCGGTGAGCGAGTCAAGATCCGAGGCCTCCAGCGAGATAGGAAAGGTCTCGCAAGCGGATAGGGACAACATCGCCAGGATGCTCGGATATAAGGATTACGAGGAGCTTGTCTATTACGCGGAGCGGGGTATGACATTGATTAACGGGGGTACGATCAATACCTCCCTCGTCAACGCGGAGCTTATGATAACGTCCGCACTTATAGCGAACGCCATCAAGACGAACACGTTGAACGTGAACGACCGGTTCAAGATATACACGGACGGGTCGGTGGAGATGAGCGGCATCCTGCACTCCCTAGGCCGGGACACGGAGCTCGTCGTGTCGGACGGCTATGTCAGGATCATGTACAAGGGCGATGACGTGGCCAAATTGTCGGTGAACGAGAATACCGGCATGCCGGAGCTATCATTGTATAACGGGAGCCGGTCCTGTATCGTCACGGCCGAGAAAATAATGCTCTCCACCGGGACCGGCAACACGAGCTTCCTGACGATGGACGCGTCCGTGCTGGGGTATGGGACCATCAAGAAAAAAACGGACGGGACGCTGTACCTAGCCAACAACGAGTATGAGATGATAACGGTCGGTATCAGCGCGAGCCCCACGTACGGCGGCACGACGATACCGTCCCCGTCCCCGATGCACATGGTCATGAGGGGGGAATCCGAGACCGTCGAGGCGGTACCGGCCGAGGGTTACGAGTTCGACCGATGGTCCGACGGCGGTTCCCGGAAACATACGGTCACGTGGAGCTCCGCCGGGCAGAGCCTCGTGGCCTATTTTACCCGGATCCAAGTGACAAGGTACACGTTGTCGCTATCGGCCAGCCCATCCAGTGGCGGCTCCGTCTCCGGGTCGGGAGGTTACGACGCAGGATCCAAGGCGACGGTATCGTGCGCCGCAGCCAGCGGATGGCGTTTCGTCCGGTGGTCTGACGGCGGCTACCAGACGCATTCGGTCACGATGGACGGGAACAAGAGCCTCACCGCCTATTTCGAGCGGTACACCGTCACGGGGGACGAGATATTCTCCGGCGTGGCCTTGACGAGCGGTTCTTATTGGAACGCCTACGGCAACGCCTCCGTGGTGTCCGTGGGCGGTGGGACGGCATCCGTCAGGTTCAACGGCTGGTCCGGAGAATCCAACTATGTGATGTTCGACCGGGGCTACATGGGCGGCAAGCTGGAGCAGGGCCACAAATACAGGATGACCCTCTCCATGAAGGCCTCCATCTCCAGCGCGTCACTGATAGGGTTCATCGGATCGTCGTTCGCAGATTACGTATCGGAGGACGTTCTTTTCTATGGCTCGTACAATGGCGGGGAATTATCAACCTCTTACAAGATCCTGACCGCCGAGTTCACGGCGAGAAGGGACAGCACGGCCAGCGACGGATTCATATTCGTCACGGCCGAGGGCTGCACGGTAAGTGTCAACAGCATATCATTAAAGGAAGTATAACATGAAAAAGATTCTAATGGCTTTATGCGCGATCCTCACCGGATGCGCGGATTATATCCCGGAGCGACCCCTCCCGGCGGCGAGGGACCTTCCGGAGGGGAGCGGGATCACGATCTCGATCTCGACGGATACCGTATCCGAGGAATACGGGTATGAGTTCGTAACCGGAGAGACGGGAGGCCGCCATGGGGTACGGGAATGACAACGTGTCGATAACCGGCACGGAGATGAAGTTCGCCCTGAGCCTCGAGCTGCCGGGCGGGCTGACGATGGACGAAGTGGGGTTCGAGGCCCTGTTCTACGTCTATTCCAACCGGACGGTGACGATCCCCAAATCCGGGATGACCCGGATTGACAGTGACACCTATGTTGTCACGCTGGATACCTCCCTGATCGGGGGAGGCCGGATCAAGTGCCAGGTGCGGGTGGAGATCCCGGATGCGAACATGACGGACGGCGTACGGACGGAGATAATAGGCATCGAGACGGACGAGACGGTGAGGTATGGCGTGCGTTAGGGGACATATCATAAGGCTGGACATCATCCGGGCGGAGCTCGGGCGGATCGAAGCCGCGAGCGCCTTTCTCAGGAGGACGGCGAGGGTCGGTGCGAGACTGTCCAAGGTCTGCGACGTGGATTACGGGGTGTGGCTGCTGGTCGCCCCCTCCGATCCCGTATGGGTGACCGAGACCATGCCCGCCCTGTTCGAGGTGAGATCGAACACGGAATGGAGAATCGAGTGAGTAACAATTTAAAAGACAAATCATCATGGCGAAAGCGGCATGGGCGGTGGTCACCCCGCCCCAAGGATCGGGTGACAAGGAAGTTAGCGTAAGGTCGGACGCAGAGCATACCGGCCGGAACACGCGTAGTACGGTATTGATATGGAAAGCGGTGAATTGTCCGGATGTCCAGAGGACGGTCATGCAGGCGGGTAAGCCCGAATACGTGGACATAGCGGACACGGCGGCGAGCGAGAAGACGGGAAAGGTGGTTACCATATCCGGGGTCAGCAACTCCAAGCGGCTGACCTTCTCCCTCGGTACGGGAGACCTGGACATAGCGCTACCCGCCCATTACACGGCGAACAGCGTACAAACGGCGAACGGCGAGGCGATAACGGGCGATCCCGGCGGACTGGCGGTCTATAATTTCTCCATCGCCGTGACAGTCCCGGCGAACACGGAGATCGATCCACAGACCCGGCAGGTCATCGTCACGGACGAGGGCGGGCACCAGGACGTGTGCCTGCTGACACTGGCCGCCGGCGACGCTTACTTACGTGTGGCCGAGGGCGACATCCAGCTGGATTACCAGGGCAACCCGGTGACCGTGAACGTGGAGTCTAACACCGACTGGACGGTCGAGTGATGGACACCGTCAAGATACCATGGGACGGGGCGACCGGCGGGAATATCGTCATCGGGGTACCCGGGCCCGGCGACGGGCCCGCCTCGATCTCGTCAGACACCCCGAACGAGGGCGTGGACAGGTATATGGAGATAACATTCCGGACAACCCGGGGCGGAGATGCCCGGGCCGTCCGCGTAGTCCGGCAGGCAGGACGGAGGGAATACCTCCGCGACTCGGCCGGTGAGATATTGATAGATTCGAACGACGTGGAACTTAAAGCATTGAGATAAGATGGGACTATTGAATTACACGACAGCCAAGATCAACGAGCTCTTGGCCAAAGTGGCGGCGTTGCCCGCCAAGGTGATGGACGGGGACACCAAGATCCCCGCCAGGACCAGCGACCTGGAGAACGACAGCAAGTTCGTCAAGGAGACAGGACTGAAAACCGTCAACGGCTATTCCTTGCTGGGTAGCGGTGACATAACCATACAAGGCGGTGGCGGCGGCACGGCAGATTCCGTGGACTGGAATAAAGTCCTGAATAAACCCTCATGGGTCAATTCGTCCACAAAGCCGGAATACACGGCCGTCGAGATCGGAGCGTTACCTTCCGGCACCAAGATCCCCGCCAGGACCAGCGACCTAGAGAACGACAGCAAGTTCGTCAAGGAGACAGGCCTGAAGACGATCAACGGGCAATCCATCGTAGGAAGCGGAAACATATTCATCCAGTCCGGCTCCGGCGAGGGCGGGGCGGGCAACGTGAATGTCTCTAACGCTGCGGAGCTGGTGGGTGGAGGACAGTACGTGTTCATCCCGTCTGCCAACGGTGTCTCGGAAGGCTCGTTTAAAAAGTTGAACGTGGCCGATGACATCAACTCCGGGTTGATGAGCGCTAATGACCACAGGAAGTTGAAAAACTTTAAAGAAGTGCTTAAATTGCCCTTGGCTGTAGCGGGCTTGTCCGAGGCCTCCTCTAGCGAGGATATAGTATCGTCGTTAGATGCTAGTGGTGATACCAACGTGATTCCCTACTTAGCCGCAGCATTCTCCAGCATTCACACAAGTGAGTACGAAGAGTCTCTTCCTGATATATATATAGGCAATCACAAATGCTTTGTAGACGCTTCCTTTGAGACGGGGAAATGCTCACTAGCGTTGACATACGTAGCGTCTGGCAAGATGAGGACTGTCAAGATAAATGGCACGGATAACGATAGCGCATGGACATTCTCTTGCGAGATTATCAAGAGCGGGGATGATACATACTACCTTAGTAAACCGGGTTCATATACCGCCACGAGTTGCTTTACCGCGTTCGGGGGAGACGAAGGTCGGGCGAAAATAGCCCTAGCGGTTGGACAAAGGAAAAAATTCTATATCATGTATGGGTCAGGCGTATTGGGCGGATCCATACCCGTGACCGTTGAATCCGGGTTTAACTTTCCGGTTCTCATATGGACATCTCCTATTCTGGAGAAAACATGCAGATTTAAAATGATGGGTGAGGACTCTAGCGAACTGAGAGTGTTGAATCTTTATTACTATCCGCTTAATTCAGGGTTCTACTCACTAACCTCCTCATCCACCACCGATGAGATCTCTGTGGCCGTAGGAGGGGAAGCGGGGTTAAAGGATATTGTACGGGCCGTAAAAGACGGGAATAGGATCCGCATAAACACGACACTTAGCCCGTATGATGTCTCAACGGAACTCCTTCCATGGGTGGCGGGCATATCTAAAGAAGGTAATATACATCTTGGTGTCTACGGAAAGGGCTACGGCCTGTTCAATAGCGCTGGGGGCCTCCTTGTGATAGATTACACGAAGACTACCAACACATTCAAGGCCGAATTATTGGATATTTGACCAGACTCTCGTCGGTGAGGGATGTCAGGAGAAATGGAATAAGTTAACGGGGAAAGATCCGGACGTTTAATAAATGATATAATCAAAAAGCCTTATCGGGGGCGGGTGAAAAAGCCCCCGGCTGTTAGTAAAGACGCCAATCACATACTAACAAACAAATGCGAGTAGCCGCACGACCGGGGGCTGTATGCCTTCAGTCGCGACTACTCGTTTTGTTTTATGTGATTGGCAATACAAATATACTTTAATTTTTGGAGATTATGACAATATACGAGATACTTTCTTTCAATAAGGAATTGCTCCAGCGTCTATTTAATGCCGGAATAAGGACGAGCGATTGTTTGTATGTCGATTTGTTCGATGATTATACCCGAATGCGGGCGGCGGGTGAAAAGACAACCTATATCGTGGCCGTCCTTTCTGACAAATATGCCTTGAGCGAGCGAAAGGTGTACGGTATCATTCGCTATTTATCAAGCGACTGCATGGGCCGTGCAGCGCAAGGTCAGGCGTAAATTCGCTCATCTGGTTGTTTGGTCCTACCTTTGTCGCAAAACCATAAGACGAGACAAAGTATGAGCAAGTACACTTACAAGCCGCAATATGGCGTGATCGTCATTTGCGCAGATGAAAAAGAGCAAAAGGAGATTTATGAGCGTCTCCTGAAAGAAGGTCTAACCCTTAAAGTGGTGAACGTATGAAAATAGAGGTACAACACCATTGTAGCGACTTCAACAGCTATCGGGCCGCACGGGTAAAAAGCCTTTTCAACGCGGAGAAAGGCTGCGACTGGGAAAAGACGGTAGAACTACCCATCGAAAACCGGGAATGGCAAATCGGATTGATCGTCGGACCATCCGGTAGTGGAAAAACCAGTATTGGGAACAAAATATTCAAACAACCTATTTATGATCTCTATTCCGGCTGGGATAAGGATAAACCGATTGTGGACTGTATCGCTCCTGATGGAGACTTCAACACGGTGACGGGTATGCTTTCAGCCGTTGGCCTCGGTGATGTTCCAGCGTGGCTCCGGCCGTTCCATGTGTTGAGCAACGGCGAGAAGTTCCGGGCGGGTCTCGCACGTTTGGCGTGTGAACGACCGGAACACGCTGTAGTGGATGAATTTACGTCGGTCATAGACCGACAGATAGCCAAGGTTGGGGCCGCCGCATTCTCAAAGACATGGAGACGTGGGGACGGGCAGATCGTGCTTCTCTCCTGCCACTATGATATAATCGAATGGTTACAGCCCGACTGGGTGTATGATACCGCGGAGGCACGGTTCTATGACCGTGACTGCCTTCGGCAACGTCCAAAACTCGAACTTCAAATTTATAAAGTCAGGGGAACTATATTCCCAAGATTGTTTAAGCGGCATTATTATTTAGACCTTCCTATGCCGGTTGCGGCTGAGTATTTCGTGGGCTTTGTCGGTGGTGAGCCCGTCTGTCATTTAGCGGTAACACCACTCTTTATGGCAAAGGCTTACCGGTCCACCCGGTTGGTAGTACTTCCCGAATGGCAGGGAATAGGCGTTGGCACTAAATTTTTAGCGGCCGTTTGTGAATATCATCTTCAGGGACATGGTAGATGTGGCAAACCTTACCCGGTGTTCTTTCACACCTCACACCCGCAACTATGTGGGGCGTTACGCCACTCTAAAAAGTGGATACAAACCGGAGCACGTTTATATGGGGATAATAAAGGGCGCAGCGCGGCTTCGATGGCACGTTCGGCCCAAAGGTTAAATAAGTCTGATCGTGTGGCAACCGGTTATGGCGGCCATTTCAGGGCGGTTCAGACATTTAAATATATAGGGAATGGTAATTAAAATATTGGGAAATTGCGAGTCGGTGGCATTCAAAGCGGCCGAAATGTTCGTTAAGGCAAAAGGGCATACGCTTTGGTGTGATGGGTATCGGTGTGATCTTGCCATTGCGCCACTCCTTACGGTGAAAGTTTCCGATGAGGAACTGAAAGAGGCGAACCGGGGTACGTTGATATTCCATCCCTCTCCACTACCTTACGGGCGCGGGGCATCATCTATCAAATGGGCGTATAAACGAAGGGAACCGATAACCGCCGCCACATGGTTTTGGGCAGACTCCGGCTATGACACCGGCGATATTTGCGAGCAGGAGATAGTAAAAATAGACTATGGTGTGCGGCCTCGCGTCTTTTATGAGCGAGAAATCATTCCGGCCATGATCCGGACGTTAGGACGTTGTTTGGACAACATCGGGAAAGGTATTATGCGTCGCGTCCCGCAAGTGGAGGCCTATTCGACATACGATAAAAGGCTATAACAATCCATCTTAACTACCTTGTAAAGATACGAAAAAAGTACGGAATAAACAACTTTAGTAGACGCTTTTTTACCACAGCCGGCAATAAAAAGACGGTATTCAAATAGGGTTAGAAGTCCATTTGAATGCCGTTTATTTTTTGAAAAAAAGAAGGTGTTTTGCTTTGATTTTGCAAATGGACGGTTGCTTTGCGGATTAAATTTGAAGCACATTTCGTTTTTGTTTCAATAAACGCATTTCGTTTTTCACAACCATCACGTTTCGTTTTGCGGGATTTAACCACTTAAAACGAGAACTATGAGCTATCATTTTTTAGAACGGAAAGACCCGCGTGTCGATGTCCTGTTTCAGGGACTTGACAATATGGAGCGGTTAATCGCAGCGATGGAGGACACCCCTAAATCCGTATTCCACGGCGAACGTTTCCTGACGGACGAGGAACTATCCAAAATTCTGAGGGTCAGCAGACGGACATTGCAGGAATACCGCACACTTGGTGTTGTCCCTTACTATCTGGTACAGGGCAAGGCTCTCTACAAGGAATCGGACATCCTTAAAATATTGGAAGATTCCTACAAGCGGTGCAAGGAAGATATGCGGTGGGTGTGACATGACAAAACGGAGAAACGGCCCGTTCATAGGGACATGCGTTTCTCCGTTCTTGATTTTCAGATAGCGCGGGGGGGCCTTTTTCTGCCTTTCCGAGCGGTGAAATCCTCCTCGCAAAGTTCAGTCGTGCTGCTGAAACCGCTTGCTTTCAAAGCCTTCATGTCCTCGTCCACTTTCTTGTCCGTCACCTGCGCGTAAAGTTGCGTTGTAGAAATCGACATGTGTCCCATCATGCGGCTAACCGTCTCTATCGGGACTCCGAGTGAGAGTGTGACATGGGTTCCGAAATTATGCCGGGCCTGGTGGAAGGTCAAATCGAAACCGTACACCTTTCCCAGTTCCCGCGTCAGCAGGATAAAATAGCCGCGGCGGTAAACATTGAACACATTATCCCCTTGTCGCTGGTTCCGGTATTTTTCAATGATTCGTAAGGGAATATCCAACAGGCGGACGGATGAAAGCGTGTCTGTCTTTTGACGGCGTATGTGAATCCACCATGCGCCGTCTTCGGACTGTGTGATGTCACTTGTCTTCAACCTTTTCAAGTCCGCGTAAGCCAGTCCGGTAAAGGTCGAAAACAGGAACATGTCCCTCACGAATTGCAGTTGAGGTTTCTCCACGGGAGTCTCCATAAGTTTCTTGAGGTCTTCCAGCTTCATGTGGCGGCTCTTCCGTCGTGGCAACGCAGGGTGGAGACGGCAGTACGGGTCACGGCGGAGCGTTCCCTGGCTGACTGCCAGTTTGGTCATCTTTTTCAGGCGGTACAGATGCTCATGCACGGTCTTGGGCATCATGTGGCAGTCCTTGCAAAGGAACAGTTCAAAATCATCATAGAAATTCTTGTCAAGGCTACGTAGCGTGACATCTTCCACGCCTTTCTTATCCTTGATGAAAGCGGAAAGGTGCTTGTACGATCTCAAGTAAGAATCAAGCGTTTCCTTGATGCGGTCCAGCCCAACACGTCTTCTGAAATCTTCGTTATGTTCCCGGAAGAGAGCCAGCAGGGTAAGCGGTTTCAGCCCGACACCCATTACGGCGTTCTTCACCAGTTCCGCCGTGATGAATCCCAGGCTGTTCTTAATCCGGTTGTAATGTCCGGTAATCTCCTCCGTCAATTCGTCTATGGCACGGTTCACTGTCACCGCATTCGCACTGCGTCCGTTGGCAAGGCCTTTTTCCGGATTCCAGATGTCGGGATTGACGGATACCTTCGTGCCAATCTGTTCCCATTCGGCATCAATGCTTACCTTGCACAATAATTGACAGGTTCCGTCCTTGCGCATTTTGGTGCGGTTGATATAAAACAGTATCGCGAATGTACTGCGATGTCTGATGGTTTTGTCTGCATGTTCACTTTTCTTTTTCATCTTATTGCGTTTTAGTCGTTTGTCAAATAACCACGGAGAAGCGTTCCGCTATCCTCTCGTTCAGCACACGGGTGTCGGCATTTATCTTGTCGTCAGTCACTTTGGCATAGATTTGGGTCGTCTCAATCCGGGCGTGTCCCAACATCTTGCTGACCGTTTCAAGCGGAACCCCATGTCCGAGCGTGATTTCGGTCGCATAGGTATGGCGGCCGGCATGAAAAACCAGCGGACAGTCTATGTCACAGAGTTTTGCGATACGTTTTAAGTTAAGGTTCATCGTGCTGTTGGAATACATGGGTAGCAGTTTCCCGTCCGGCGCTGTGTCCCTGTATTTCTCCATGATATGTAACGGCAAGATCGGAAGAGCGTCGTGTAGGGAAAGAGTGTAGATCTCTACACTCTTTCCCTACACGACGCTCTTCCGATCTAACTCGACTCCGGTTTTCCGGCGCGAGCTTCTGATCCACCATGTGCCGTCATCGGCAAGTGACAGATGCTCTTTCGACAGAAGCCGCATATCACTGTACGGGATGCCGGTGTAGCATGAGAAGAGGAACAAATCCCGTGTGAGATAAAGGTTCGGTCTGTGAAGAGGCATGGTCATAAGCCGTTGCAGTTCCTCGGATGTGAGATACCTCCGTTTCTGTTTCGGGCGCACGGGTTCATAGCCGGTAAACGGGTAGGTGGTGATGATGCCGTCCGCTACGGCTTCACCAACGATGATTTTCAACTGCACGGTCAGGTTGATAATCGTTCCCGGAGAGAGGCGACAATCTGTCCGAAGGTGCGAATCGTAATCCTGTATGAAGGAGAGGGTCAATGCCGAAAACGGGATATCCGACAAGTTGTACTTTTCCCGCATGAACCTTTCCACATGGTTGTAGGCGTTCCGATAGCTTCTCAAACTGCCTTCGGTCCGGTTTACACCCACGCGCTTCGCGAAGTTCTCAATAAACGTGCGGAAGTAGCTCAATAACGTTGTCTGTTCACCAGCCATACCCAACAGCAGACTTTTGACATCATCCGCAGTCACACTGTCACGAACAACCGACAGTTCAGCATAGATTCCCAATGCCATCGCACGGATTTCATCCAGCCGATTGTTGATTTCCTTCGCCTTCACACTTTTGCCTGAAGCACGCCCCGAACTCCATATTGCCTGCGGCACACGGAGTTTCAGGCTGAAAGCCGCTTCAGAATACTTGCCGATGTTCAGCCTTGCCATTACAGGACACATACCATCGGCATCCGCCTCGCTCTTTTTGAGGTAGAACGACACCTTTACATTCGCTTGTTCCATAACCTTTTACTTTGTTTGCAAAATTACCGGATATCGAGCAAATGAACGGCATGACGAATATAGCGGAATATGGAAAGAAGCTCCATGCGTAACATTCAGAACCCGTTTTGGAGGAGTTAGGAAAATAAATTGCTACTTATCCGTTGCCTGTTCAAGGTCGAAAACAATATTGGAAAAAGGTCTATGCACTGCCACTGACATCACCGTAAAGAACGCTGTTTCACTCATATTTTGCGAGTACAAAGTTAATGCTTTTTTCGCTAAAGGGA